AGGAACAAATGTCAAAATTAAAGCCCTCTGATTGTAAGAATCGTGGCTACTTGTTTTCCAAAAATAAAAAGACTACTATACTGTTTGCTTCTGTTACATTTGACGACAAGGGCGAAGTTGATAATTATGGTGACATTACTGTAATACCAACGCCAAATGTGATAGAAATTATTGAGGATAAAAAAAATGGCAGTGGAAACAGACACAATAAGAAGCATATACTTAAACACAAATGATTATGGACAAGAAGCGACATACACACCGACAGGTGGGTCTAGTAGTACGATTAATGGTCTTTTGGATAAGGAGTCAGATGATATTGAATCTGGTGGCGAGGTTGGTGTCGTTTATTCTACCACTACTTTTACTTGCCGTACTTCTGATGTTTCTAGTGCTAGTTTTGGTGATTCACTTGTAACGGACAGCGTGACCTATACGGTTAGGAAGGTTGAGCCAGATAATAATGGTATGACTGTCCTGACTTTAGAAACTTAATGGTTGTTGTTGAGAAAAGGTATAAAAATTCAAATGACAAATGGGAATTTGATTCAATTTATTATGATGGATTAGAGAATGGGAAGAAAAGAGAAAAAAAATATGCTAAATGTTTTAAAAATGATGGAATATACGAATACAAGGTAAAATTAGATGGCACACATAAGAAAAACAATTAGGGAAAACATCGGAACAGCCTTGACAGGGTTATCAACAACAGGAACTTCCGTTTTTGAAAGTAGGACTTTTCCAATTAACTTTTCAGCACTTCCAGCCTTGCTGATCTATACAAAGGATGAGGAAGTAATAGAATTTTCACTAAAGACACCAAGAACACAGTTTAGGCAGTTGCAAGTTATAATAGAAGCCCACATCAAGGGAACTTCCAATATTGACGACACCATAGACACGATAGCAGAGGAAGTGGAAGAAGCGATGGTTACGGATGTCACTAGGGGTGGACACGCAAAAGATACAAGGTTAGTTTCCACAGAAATAGAGTTTGAAGAAGCAACTTCAAAGGTTGGACTAGCCATATTCACTTATGTTATAGAATATGCAACAGTTGAAAATGCTGTTCAAACAGGAGTATAAACTTATGAGTGAAGGAACAATTATTTTAAAGTTTCCAAAATCCGATGATACCATAAAGGTGACAAAGGAAATGGAAGAATATTATTTGAAGATGGGCTACACACATACATCAAAAGTTGATAATCCAAAAGTAATTAAACTAAACCCAAAAAAAAAAGATAAGGAGTAAAAATGGCTAATCATACAGGCGTTTCTGGTCAAGTTAAAGTTGGGTCTAATATTATAGCAGAAGTAAGAAGTTTCTCTTTGGACACTACTGCTGAAATAATTGAAGATACGACAATGACCGATACTTCAAGAAGTTATCAAGTTGGTAAAAAGGGTGCTACTGCAACTGTAGATTGCTGGTGGGATGAAACTGATACGAATGGACAAATCGCTATTATCGAGGGTTCAGAAGTAGTGTTAAATCTTTATCCAGAAGGCTCTGATTCAGGCGATTACTATTTTTCAGGCACTTGGCTGATTGGTAGTAATTCTATTTCTATTCCGACTGATGGTATTATTGAAGCTAGTTTCAACGCAACAATGACAGGTGCATTAACTAGAGGCACAGTTTAATATTTGTTGTTTTTTAACAATTTTAATATTATATTGTTTGGATGAGTAAAAAAGAGAGGGCGATTAGTTTTGCCACTGAACATTTTTCAACGCAAACAACTAAAAAAATCACTGTTCCTGAATGGCAAGATGACAAGGGCAAACCATTAGAAATATTTTATACGCCTATGAACTTGGCTGAAAAGCGAAAGTTGTTCAGGTTGATGAAGCAAGATGATGTGGGTGCGTTAGCCGACCTTCTCATTATGAAAGCGAGGGATGCCGATGGCAATAGATTGTTTTCGCCAGAGGACAAGGATGACTTCTTGTTCAAGGTTGACCCTGATGTACTTTCCGATGTCGCATCAAAAATATCCGTTACACCACAGCCAGACGAACTAAAAAAAAACTAAACGAGGACAAGGAAGTTGAAGCCATTTGCTTTTTGTCCGAGCATCTTCATCAAACAGTTGAGCAGACCTTGAAAATGAGTGAAGCAGAGTTTAATCTGTGGATTGCATATTTTAACAAAAAGAATAAGGATTCAAAACTGAAAAATGGCTAATAAATTACATTATGACATTACTGCAAAAGACAGAACAAAAAGGGTCTTTAACGCATTAGGAAGCAGTCTTAAAAAAGTGGGGAAGGCAGTGTTCAATATGAAAACTGCATTGGTCGGTCTGGCTGGTATCGCTGGTCTAGGCTTGTTGGTCAGGGCTTCTCTTAAATCAATTGACAATCTTGGAAAACTATCAAGACAAATTTTCATTTCAACAGAAGACTTGGGTGCTTTTCGACTTGCATCGGAACTAGGTGGCACATCGCTAGAGGCGTTTGCCAAAGGTGCGAGAACACTTGCAGTCGGCATTAACGATTATCTTGTCAAGGGAACAGGCGTTGCAAAGGAAGCCTTTGAACAATTAGGAATAACAGCAGACGACTTGAAATCAACTAATGGCGATCTGTTTTCACAGTTTGAGTTGGTTGCCGATGCCTTGTCACAACTGAAAGACGGAACAGACAAGACTGCCATCGCCTATAAGTTATTCGGTGGAAGAAACATTGAATTGCTGACTGCTATCGAAGGTGGTGCTGGTGGATTAAGAAAAATAAGAGAGGAAGCTGAAAGGTTTGGATTAACATTATCGGCAGAAATGGTTGCAAAGGTCGAGGCAGTTAATGATTCCATAACTAAAATGAAAATGAGATTCAAGGGATTGATAGACCAGATTACTGTTCGATTAGCACCAGCATTTTTAATACTTTCAGAAAAAATAGGTGCTACTTTTGACAAGTTCATAAGTAAGCAAGGTGGATTGGATAAGTTTGCAGACACAATGGGGTCAACTCTTTTGACAGGCGTTCAAAAATTGTTAAGGGCGTTTGGCAAGTTTGCAGTATTGATGGACAGAATTTTTACAAGGGTTGTTGATTTTATAAAATGGACAGGATTGTTGGATGGTGAACAAGAGAAATTACTTGCAACAATGGGGAAGTTAAGAAAAGAGCAAGATACTTGGATAGAATTGCAAAGACAGGGATTTATTACTTATGAAAAAATGACAGAAGAATTAAATCGCATTAACTTTGAAATGTTGGCTCTACAAGCACTTCTTGAAAACGCAACAAGCCCATTTGAAGAATTTAATATGGAAGGATTAAGTTTAATCCTTTGGCTAGAGAAGGCAGATGAAGGATTGACAGCATTAATAAATGATATTCAAAAAGCAGAAGAATCGACAGTTTCTTATGCTGGAAGTTTGGCTCATCTTCGTGAACTTCAAAACAAATATATAGACAACGATAAGATGATTGAAAGCATAAACAAGGAAACACAAGCAGAAAAAGATTTACTAGAACAAAAAAAAGCATCTAGCAAGGGTGCTATAGCCTTATATAAAACAGAACTAGAAGAAAGATTGGCATTTAATAAACAAATAAAACAGAATACTTTTGATACATTACAAGCCTTGTCAGGTATTAACAGAACTGCTTTCAGGGCTTTTAAGGCGATGCAAATAGCAGAGACAACGATTAACGCCATAAAAGCTGCAAGTAAGGCTTTTGCACAATTTAGCTTTCCAATGAATTATATTATGGCTGGTACTCATTATGCTAAAGGAATGGCATTAGTGGCACAAATAAGAAGCACATCTTATTCTGGAAAAAGAATGGGTGGTGATGTTCGTGAAGGTCAGCCCTATATGGTTGGGGAAGCTGGAAGGGAATTATTTGTTCCTAATCAAAGTGGAAACATTGTTGCAAACGATCAGTTGGGAAGAAATGTAAATGTTAATTTTCACATTGAAACGGTGGATGCTGGTGGCTTTGACCAACTGTTATCACAAAGACGGTCTTTAATTGTCAATATGATTAATAGTGCCGTCAATGAACAAGGCAAACAGGCAATCGTATGAAAACAATAATACATATCAATCAGCATAAGATTAGAAGCAATATTCATAAAAGTTTAAGGCATAAAGAGCCTGTCATTACAGTTAAGAATTACAAGACAAACAATTATTGCAATGAAGTAAAAATTCTAGGCGAAAGCAAGGTTGTCTATTCACCAGACAAGCCATTAAGTTGTGGTGCTAGATGTTGGGTGGAAACACAATCTGAAGTTGAGGTGATACGATGAGTGGTGCGTTACCCAATACCGATTTTCAAGTTTTTAACATTAAAAGCAATCAACCGACTTTGGTGAGTGTCAGCGATAGTGGAAAATCATTCAGGCGACAAGTATCAGG